AAGCAGAATGTAGAAACACAATCAAAAGGTGTAGGTGATACAGTGGCTAAGATTACTAAGGCTACAGGAGTAGATAAGTTAGTTAAGTTTATAGCTGGTGAGGATTGTGGTTGTGATGAAAGACAAGTTCAGTTAAATAAGTTGTTTAGCTACAAAAAGATAAACTGTATATCAGAAGATGATTATACTTACCTAAGTAATTTTATAGATGGTAACACAAATAAAATAAACAATCAACAGAAGGTAAGATTGATTACTATACATAATAAGGTATTTAATACTAATCAGAAAACTAACACAAGTTGTTCTCCTTGTATATCAGGAGTAGTAAATAAATTAAAAAAGTACTTGCAGGTTTATAAATAGTTTTGTAGATTTGCTTTAAATAAAATAAAACATATTATGAAGCGAACTAAAGAACAAAGATTAACCAAGTTTTGGGAAAATAATATAAACCCAATCACAGGATGGTTTGAAGATAAAAGGATGCACGAAAGAAAGAAATCTAAGAAAGCTAAGTTATGAAAGTAATATTTGATGCAGACAGTTTAATCTATGCTTCTTGCTTTAAAAGAAAGGATGATAGAGAATCTTCGGATGATATATTTGAGACTGATGTCAATGTAGCTTTTGATAAGTTTCAACGTAGCTTTGGCAGGTTATTAGCTTTCTTAGAAGACTTAGTAGAGGTAGATGAAATTGTGTTTTGTAATGGCTCTAAGAATAACTTTAGAAAAGATATATCCCCTACATACAAACTAAATAGAACACAAAAGAGACCAGAGATATTACCTCTACTTCACGATATGGTTAAACTTGAATACAATTCTGTTTATGGCGATGGGGTAGAAACAGATGATGTTGTAGCTACGTTATGGGCAGAAGAGGTGTTAAAAAACGGTATTGATTCCGTAATCATAATGTCATTAGACAAAGACTATAAGCAATTTCCTTGTTGGTTTTATAATTACAATTACAAGAGTAGAGAGTTAATTAAAATATCAGAGCAAGAAGCTAATGAGAACTTCTACTATCAAATGATTATAGGAGATACTGCTGATAATATAAACTATTGTAAGGGTTATGGTAAGGCTTATGCTAAAAAACTCTTTAAAGAATCTACTAATAAGTATTCATTAGTTAATAAAACATATAGGTTGTATAAAGAAATATACGGAGACGATGCTAAATCTATGTTTAATGAAGCTAAATCACTACTAACACTTAAAACAGACTGTTATGCTAACATTAAGCGATGATGATAAGTATATTGTAGAGTTATACTTCTCAAATTCAATAATAGAGATTCAAGAAGGATTACCTAAGTACATTTTAGAAGAGATTTTAGAGTATTATGAGGAACAAGAGTACTATTTAGCTTGTGCTGGTATAAAGAAAGCCTTAGATTGGTACGATACCAATAGTTTTACTAAAACAATGATAGAAATAGACAAAATAAAAGAAAATAACAAATCAAATTAAAACAAACAATATGTTAGGATATAACAAAGAGAACGCAGACGAATTAGCAAGAGATTTTGAAGAATTGACAAGAATAGAGTTAAATAGTGATTCAAGAGAGACAGAAATAATGATTACACGAACATTATTCTATAAAATACTAAAAGATTTGAACTTTATGAATGATAGGATGATTTCTGAATGGTTTAAGGAAAGAGGTGTTAATAAAGGTCGTTCTTCAATAACACACGCTCTATCTAAGATAGGTATTTACTACAAATCATATGCTTCGTTTAGAAATAGGTATAATATTTACTTTAATGATAGGGCTGAGGAGTTTCTTACAATAGAGCAAGTAGAAAAGAAGCATTTAAAAGACGTTAAAGAGAATGTACATACAAATACACTAAATAAAGATAAAGATGCCTTAGATGTGCTTATAGATAGTATTCCAGAGGATAGAAGAGATGAAGTTAGAGAAATTGTTAGTTTAAGAGTTAAATCTTGGAATTGGAAGAATAAAGATGAATGTCAAATCATACAAGGAGAGTCTTCTATAGAAGGTTACTGTTTTTAATCAATAAATTATATCAATTATGGGAATATTAATTATAGTACTTATAATAATAGTAATAAAAATAATAGTTACAATCAAAGAGAATTAATTATGAGAGGTACACAACCACATTACGAGAACGGAAAAGATTACGACATCATAGATGTTATAAGAGATTACGAATTGAACTTCTGTAGAGGTAATATCATTAAGTATGTTGCAAGAGCAGGTAAAAAACAAGATGAACTACTTGATTTAATCAAAGCAAAGGATTATCTTGAGAGAGAGATAGAACTGTTGAGAAGTAAAGACAGGGTAGATAGGTAAATGTTAAAGAAATGTTAAAATTTGTTAAAAAGTATTGTTAATCTAAAAAAGTATTGTAGATTTGTATCATAATCAGGCAGATTGCCATAAAATAAATAATTATGTTACATTACAAAATTTACGACAACCAAAAGAAAACTGCACAAAAAGTGTTTAACTCAATTAGTCTCGGTAATAGGCGAATACACTTAGTCGCACCAACACAGTCAGGTAAGACAGGAACTATTATTCACTTAGCTAATATGCTTCCTAATGATAACTTTATCTTGACATCAGGAATGATGGATAACCATTTATTTAATCAGAATAGTTATATTGCAGAAGTTGCTGCTAATAATATTAGAGCTATAAAAATACATAACTTGCTTAAAGAACCTAACCCCAAGAAGATAGTTAAAGACCTTAACATAAAGTATATTGTTATTGACGAGAACCATTTTGGTATAGGTGAGGAGTCGAGATTAGATTTATTTATAAAAGACTTACATAACAACTGTCCTAACGTTGTTATAATATGGGTTGGAGCTACAGGTTACCAGTTAATAAACAGTAGTATTATTGATGACACTATACAGATGGATGTTCCAAGTAATTACTATGGTGTATCTGATATATTAGAATCAGGAAACCTTATAGATTCTAAGAACTTTGAATACCTATCTGAATTAGATTCTAAGATTAGAAAAAAAAATAAAGTAGATTATGGTGTTATTGTTAATGATGAGATGATGAATGTACTTAATCACTTAAAATCATTTAAGAATGGTTTAGGTATTCTTAGAGTTCGTTCAAGAGCCTCTGCAAGTGTTTTAAAGCGTAGTTTATCTAACAGATTTCCTTATGCTAAAGTTTTTGTTGCAGTATCAGGTAACGGAGGTTCATCTATATCAGAGTCAATAAAAGATGCTAAAATACTATGTAAGAATAAAAGAGTTATACTAATAGTATGTCAATCATTAAAAGCTGGTATCGACTTAGGCGATGCAAAAGAATACATTAGGTTTGTTGTAGAGACTTATAAAACTTGTGCATCTGTATCTCAAGGATTAGTAGGTAGAATATGTGGTTATCACAACAATACATCTTGTTTGTTTGTAGCAGACCCAGAGGCTGTAGCTTTACAAGCTGCTTATGAGAATGACCATAGGGTTGTTAATGAAGAATTTTTATCTAATTGTTTCTCTGAGAACTCAAAGAGATTAGGTACTAACTTTTTATTCAAGAGCAAATTTAACACCAAGAGTGAATATTATTATGGAGGTAATGCTTATAAGGTTAGTTCAATATTAGAACTTAAGAGTGAATGGTTTGCTGGTTATAATGACAAATACCTTGATAAGGTAGCTAAACTTATGGTTAAGATTAAAGATAGTGATGGTCAATATATTTTAAAGTCATCAGATTATCCTGAGAATATAGATAAAATAAATACAATACAAAGCGAGAAGTTTAAGCATAGAAAACAATTTGATTTTTATGTAGGTAAAATGAGTGATAGAATTAACTTTACATCTATATTCCATAGGTTTGCTAATACCTCAGAAGGTAGAAAAAGAGGTGGTTTAAAAGGTGGAGATTCTAATAAAGATTATGCTAAAGCAATAAAAGTTGGTGTTTTGTATGATAATGACGACAAAATGTTTTACATTGCAGTCAGAGATTTACAAACGACAAAGAGACAACTTAATTTGAATATTACTAATAAAACTATTTTTAACCTATTAAATGTATAATTATGAGATTTAAAGAGATTACAGTAGAACTAATAGAGCAGTACTTAGATGGGGTACTGCACGGAGACGAAGAGCATAGAGAATGGCTTACAGAAGCAACCTACGCATTCTTTGCAGAAGACAAGCCAGTACCTCCTCCAAGAGGCTCAGGAACTAAAGACAGGCTTTATAAAGAAATAGAAACACTTAGGTTAAGAATAAAACAATTAGAGCAATGAAGGAACAACTAAAAGATAAGATATTATCAATCAGACCAGAGTATTCAACAGAAGGCTTTTCTTCGAACCCACTTCCAAATGAGGTTTCTATCTATTACGAAGGAGAAGATTTTACAATAGACTTATTCCTTGACATCAATGAAGTGTTAAGGATAGAGATATTAGAAGGAGAAGATATTTATGACTTATCTTATGAAGATGTTATCTTTTTATGTGGTTACTTATCAGGTTTATTGGAATACGAGATACAAATCACTAAGAACTATTATGATGCAGAAAGAGGTCAGCAAGACAACTATTACTAATATAGCTAAAAAACAAAATAACAACACTTTAGTTATCATAATATGAGTAATTCACAAGAGATTAAGCCAACAGATGGTAGAAAAGGGAATAGTAGAAAGAAATCTATTCCCAAGCTACCTGTACCAGATAAAGAGAGGTCTAACAAACCTGCAATGAATACTGCTAAGAAGAATAGGAAGAA